GTGCAATGCGTACAGCTCCGAGGCGGCGCTAAAAAGCGCTCGGCGCACTTTGGCATTTTGTGACGTGTCATGGTCACCGTAGAATCGGTTGATGGTGTCGCAAAGCTCCATAAACAGCTCATATGGAACCCACTTGTCCCACTTCTTGTAGTCTCCAGCTATAAAGTTGGTGTCAGAACCTCCGACACCCTCCAAACGATGTAGCAATCGACCCCAATCGGTGGAATGTGGATTAATACCAACTGCAGATGGACCTTTGACGGCGTTGTGCATGCAATGAGATTGAAAAACGGCGGTGTATTTACGCATAAGAACGGAAAAATGCATGGGACCAACACTAAAAACCCGAGTGTTACCGAGTTGAGCTTTTGCAATTGGTCTCCGTTCATCTTTGAGACAATCAAAAAAGAGAACAGGGAGATGATGCCCGGAGATGTAAGATTCCTCCAGAGCATTCACTTCCTGCTCCATAAATGCAGTGAGCTTGTAAGCTCCTGGTTCCCCCTCGACAAAGTCAAATTTACCCTGCCGATGGGTTGTAAGCTTGTAGGGCCACCCGGGCGAAGTGTTTAAGTTCATCCGTAGGACCCAAGGATCACCTGGGATTCCATTGAGACACTCGTCAAGGGTTAACAGACGAGGGTCCTGTTTGGCAGGTGACGGAAGGGACAAAAGTTCATCCCCAGCACGCCTAGCGATTTCAGCCAACAAGGTTTTATCCAAGTCAACATTTGGTCTAGCCATTTCCACAACCCCTAAACGGAGTGGATCAATGTTGTTTGTAGGTCTCAACATAGCAGGTTGTGTAACAGGCTCGAACAAACCGTATAACTTAGAAGGAACTATGCCAGTTTTGCCGTTAGGCACTGATACCAAATTGGAGGGCAAATTGCCCAACAACAAGATATTGTCATGTGTGCAGAGTGGTCGCTGAGGGCCAGTTTCCTCATTTGCGGGTAGCAAATTCAAACTAGCTTGCTCAACAAACCCCACCGACTTCGAAAGCTCCAGAAGCAATCTTTCGATCGCTTCACTCGTGACACGCGTGGCAACTCCCTGCCCCGCGCCCCCAGCAACGTGCATCCCAACAACTCGAAGGACTCCAGAAACATCCAATTGTGCCAAAACCGAACCGCAATCTCCTGGTAGACTATCTACAGAATAAAACACACCAGCGCGCACTTTTTCGCGCAACTCCGGCGTAGCTTCAGTCGACCAGTTGATATAAGTAGATTCTGTCACATCACGCAACGCATGGCGACTAAGCACCAACCCTTTACCCCGATACATCTTGGGGTTCAGGAGGCATCCAGTCGCGTTAACTTTAAACTCCGAGCTTGCAAGGTAATGACGCAGCGAGGGACGCGGCGGTAAGGACTTCAAAGAAATAAAAATGAGGCGAATGTCTTTTGTAAGATCTGTGACGTAGTGCTTGAAATGTGGTGGATCAAGAGTGATTGTGTAGTTTGGACCTGAAAGAATGAGTTGTGCTTCAGGATCCATGTCATGGAAAAAATGGTTAGGCAAACATAAAACATTTGATGAAACAAAGAAACCATTGATGAAAGATCCATCGCCCTCCACTCGAACTAAAGAATTAGTGAACTTGTAAACAAGATCTTCAGCCCCTGGCATCAACGAGCCGTGGGGTTGCATAACTTCCGCTAATTCAATTTTAGGAACAGAGGCGAGACATCTAGGACAGACATGAGGTGGATACTTGCGAGATTCTTGATGAGATTTGATGACATGTTTGTGACCAAAGAAACCTTTGCATGATATACAGGTGTGGAAATGAAAGAAAGGAACTAAATCACCGTCAGCATTCACGTGCTGATTTTGCGCATCGTCATCGTCCCCGATAACAAAATTTTTGCGCTTCATTGATGCAATGTTGTTTGTAGCTTCCTGTATAAAATCCTGAGGCGACTTTGGTGTATTGCGTGGATTGAAACTGCGATATGGTCTACGATTGTCGGATGAGGCATCCCCATGATGCTGTGGTTTGTCAGTGTCGGTTGTTATGTCTGATTCCTGTCTATGTTGACGAGAAGGGTAAGGTGGTTTCCCTTCCAAGTCAACTCGAGATCGTTTGATTGGCTGATTTCTCAACCACTCCGAAGGCTCCATCGACTCATGTACA